AAAAAAACTCGTCAAGGGCGGGGAAAACACTCGAAATACTCCGCAACGTCCCGTAACTCGGCTCGTAAAAGATACAGGGGGCAGGGTCGTTAATGTCTTGCCTACTTACGAATTTACCCACTGTAAAAGTCTGGGTAAGAAAAGAGTATTTAAGAGATTTGAAAGACGGACACGGTGAGTTCGTTGAAGGAATATGGGTTGCTGCGAAAAGTATACCAGGTCGTGCTTACTATTTTGAGACTTATCTACCCGAATATGGTGCGATTTTTGATAAGTTGCCCATCAGTGCTTTTGTTTCATCGCCAAAGACACCGACTCCCGACTTAGATTTACCGAATCTACAGTTCTGGAACTGTATGGATTATAATGTGACCACGATTGTGAAGAGTATTGTCGCTTCAATGGAGTGGGAATGTCGTACAAGACACTTTGGCTCAATCAAAGGACAGTATATTTGCACTCTTGACAACTATCACGGCTCTTTAGATGAAATAGATGCAAGTTGTAGTGAGATTCCAGACGAGCATAAGTCATTTAATCTAATTGAATTGGAAAATGGGCAGTTTGCACTTTATCCAAACAACCGTTGTCGTGTGTATGACATCTCAATGACACCTCAAGATGCTAAAATGCCTGATTTTAAGGTATCAACTCAATACTATCAAGTCGAAAATGGTGTCAAGTGGGGTCGTTTAGGTGATTGTGACGATTATTTCTGGACAACACCCGATGAAAGAGGAAAAAAATAGATATATTTTACATTGGATAGGTCAAATATCCAAAATTAGACCAGAATTAGGTAATTTTAGCATCTGTCCTTATGCGTCAGGTGCTAATTTTAGTATTCAAGAAGAAAAATTATGTCGAATCGTGCCAAATTCCGATTTTGACGTTATAATTTACATAGTTGAAGATAATATTGACGCAGATTTTCTTTATGATGCAGTTGATGACTACAATCACAACTATCCTGACTACAAATTCATTGCAGATCACGGAAAAACAAAGACATACATACAAGGAATCCAAACAAGTAATGGAAAATACAACTTAGTGTTGTGTCAACCACGAAAAGAACTCACTGAAGCAAGAGAAAAACTTGCAAAAACCAATTATTACGAATATTGGGACAAAAATTACCTCGAAGAGGTGCTTGAAGATGACTACAAACTCATTAATGATGGAAAAACACGTTAAAAATGCCCACATGGGTACACATTTACTTGTCGAAGTGTATAATGTACCCTTTGAAAAATTAAATGATAGGGATAGAATCGAACAAGTGTGTGTTGATGCCTGTAAAATCGAAGGAGTAAAGGTTTTGAACACTTATTCTCATCAATTTGACCCTTATGGAGTGACTGTGACTCTAAGTTTAGGAGAAAGTCACCTTTCATGTCACACTTGGCCAGAAAAAAACTGTGTTGCGTTCGATATTTTTACTTGTGGAGCGAAAAATCCACGTTGTGTCGCCTTCTGGGTACTTGAATACTTTGATAGTGATGATTATGTGATGAAAGATTATGCAAGATAGGGTATAAATAAATCTAAAAGCATTAATAATGGCGAATAAACCAAAATCTCAGAGATTTAAGGATATAAGTTTGTCTTTTACACCACATCCAGTGACAAAAGACTTACCAATCCTTGCCAATGAGAGAGCGATTATCAGATCTGTGCGAAATTTAGTCGAAACAATACCTACAGAGAGATTTTTTAACTCAAATTTAGGTTCAAGTATACGTGATATGCTCTTTGATAACTTCGCAGGTTCATCTGTAATGATTATTGAAGATATGATTCGTACTACAGTAAGAAATTACGAACCTAGAGTAGGTGATATTGGTGTAGAAATCGATATGCAACCAGAATTAAACAATGTTAGAGTAAAAGTGCTTTTTGACATCATAGGATTAGAAGCTCCTGTACAATCTTTTGAATTTTTACTAGAACCAACGAGATAATATGCCCTTTACACAGTTTACAAATTTAGACTTTGATGAAATCAAAGCACAGATTAAAGATTTTCTTCGTTCAAACTCAAACTTTACTGATTTTGATTTTGAGGGTTCTAACTTTTCAGTTATAATTGATACTTTAGCGTATAACACATATATTAATGCATTTAATGCCAACTTAGTTGCAAATGAATCATTTTTAGACTCTGCAACAATAAGAGAGAATGTTGTATCTCTTGCAAGAAATATTGGATATGTACCCCGTTCAAAAACCGCTGCAACAGCAACAATTAACATAGGTGATGTAAACTTAGGTGCAACGAACGATAGCACTCCTAAGTTCCTTACACTTCGCACTGGATTAGTTTGTGTTGGTAGTGTATCAAATACAACTTATCGTTTTTCAATACCAGAGGAAATAACATCTTCAAGAGTTAGAGATATTGGTGGAACTTCTTTCGCACAATTTTTAGACCCAATCACTGTACACGAGGGAACTGTTCTTCAAAGAGTATATCGTGTTGATAATACAAAGGAACAAAGGTATATAATTGATAGTCCAAACATCGATAGCTCAACTCTTAGAGTTTATGTTAAAGGTCCGACTGATATTGGACTTGGAAGAAAGTATTCAATGGTAGATAATATATTAAATATTGATAAAAATTCCGAAATCTATCTTGCACAAGAAGTTCAAGATGAAAAATATGAAATTATGTTCGGTGATGGATTATTTGGAAGAAAATTAGAATCTGGAAGTATTATTACAGCAAAATATCTTGTAACTGATGGAGAGGATGGAAACGGTCCTTCTGAATTTAGTTTCCAAGGTTCATTTACGAAGAGTGATGGAACACTATTTACACCAAGTGATAATGTAGTTGTAACTACTGTTTCAAACGCTTCTAACGGTGCCGAAGTAGAAGATGTGTCTTCTATTAAGTACTTTGCTCCAAGACTCTACTCAGCACAATATAGAGCAGTTACACCAAGAGATTATGAGGCAATAATTCAAACAATTTTTCCTGCTACAGAATCTGTTGCAGTTGTTGGTGGAGAGGAATTAGACCCACCTCAATTTGGTAAAGTTCAAATCAGTATTAAACCAAAGAATGGTACATTTGTGTCTGACTTTGATAAATCTCAAATCAAAAATAGATTAAAGAACTACGCTATCGCTGGTATAAATTCTGAAATAGTAGACTTAAAAATACTATATGTGGAAATCGAAAGTAACGTATATTATAACACAGCACAGATAGCATCATCAGATGCTCTAAAAACTGAGATCGTCAGTGCATTGAGTGATTATTCAAAAAATGTCGAGATTAATAAGTTTGGCGGTAGATTCAAATATAGTAAATTAAATACGTTAATTGACCGTGTTGATAATGGTATTACATCTAACATTACAAAGGTTATCGTGAGAAGGGATTTAAAGGCACTTTTAAATCAGTTTGCTCAATATGAATTATGTTATGGTAATCGTTTCTATATTAACCCAGCTGGATATAATATAAAGAGCACAGGATTTACTATAAATGGATTTTCACAGATTGCTTATATAACTGATGTTCCAAATAAAACTATCTCTGGTGCTTTAGATGGTAGTTTAAAAGGAACTCTTTCTGTTGTCACCAAGAATAATCAAGGTCAGCAAGTAGTTTTGATAAAGGATGCTGGTATAGTTGATTATAAAAAAGGTGAAGTCATATTGAATACAATTAATATTACGTCAACTGTAAGTGAGAATAATATAATTGAGATTCAGGCTTTCCCAGAATCAAATGATGTTGTCGGTTTAAAAGATTTATACCTTAGTTTTGATGTATCGAATAGTACAATAAATACAATTAAAGATGTTATTGCTTCAGGTGAAGATGTTTCAGGAGTTGTATTTACAAGAGACTACTATACATCAAGTTACTCTAATGGAGATTTAGAGAGGAAATAATTTATGTCACATATTGACAAAAGAATACAAGTCAATACGATTATTGAAAATCAGTTACCTGATTTTGTCTTGGATGATTTTCCAAATGCTGTTGAGTTTTTAAAACAATATTATATTTCTCAAGAGTTTCAAGGTGGTCCTAGTGATTTAATTTCAAATTTTGATCAGTATTTAAAAGCAGATAATTTAGTTCCAGAAGTTATTGTTGGTTTTACTACAACAACAGCAAGTATATCGACCACAGATACTACAATAAATGTTTCGAGTACAAAAGGTTTTCCTTCTGAATATGGATTACTTAAAATTGATGATGAAATAATTTCTTATACAGGTATTACCTCAACTTCATTCACAGGTTGTATTCGTGGATTTAGTGGTATTACTGGTTATAATGTTGGTATATCATCTTCACTACTTGAAATTAATCGTGAAAGTTTAAAATTTGAAGATACACATTCAAACACACACGAATCTGCTGCACAAATTCAAAACTTATCAGTATTATTCATACAAGAATTCTTCAAGAAATTAAAGAAAACATTTTTACCAGGTTTAGAAAATAATGATTTTTCAGAAAAATTAGATGTTGGGAATTTCGTAAAATTTGCACGTTCTTTTTATCAATCAAAAGGTGTAGAGGAATCTATAAGAATTTTATTTAAAGTACTATATGGTGTAGAATCACGAATACTTGACCTTGAAGGAAATTTAATAAAACCATCTGATGCCGAGTTTATACGTCGTGAAGTTATTGTAGCTGACTTAATTACACCAACTGGAGAACCACAAAACTTAACTGGTCAAACTATTTTTAAATCAACTGATATAGCAACAAACGCTTCTGTTTCAGAAGTTGAAATACTTAAAAGAGAAGGAAAAGATTACTATAAAATTGCCTTATTTGTTGGATTTAGTGATAGAGACTTAATTGAAGGTGTATTTACAGTACCAGGTAAAACAAAAGTAGTTGGAGGAGCAGTAGCAGGTGCGTCAATTATAGATGTAGACTCAACTGTAGGTTTTGGAACGACAGGGACAATTATAAGTGGTTCAAATTCACATATAGATTATACATCTAAATCTTTAAATCAGTTCTTTGGTTGCACTGGAGTTGGTGTAGGTATAGGAACAGCAGAGGATCTAAGAGCAGATGAAACTATATTTGGTTATGAAAATGGTGATTTGTCTAAAAGAGTTGATTTAAGAATTACAGGTGTTTTATCTGAGTTAGTTCCAATCACAGATATAACTCTAATTAATGAACAAGAAAACTTGTTTGTAAAGAATATTGGTGAAAAAGTAGAAAATGATGGTAAAAATTATAAACAAATATTTGCCAACTCTTGGATATACAATACTGGTTCAAGATTTCAAGTAGAAATTAATGGTTCAACATTTAAATTTAAAACATTACTTGATAAATCTTCATTGAAAGTTGGTGATAGATTTGAAATACTTAAAAGAAACCAACAATCTGTAGTTGGTGGTGGTACAGTTGGTAGTATAGATGTTACTTTAAATCAAGTAAACGCAACAAATATTGCTGGTTTTACACAAGATCCAAATCAGTTATACGATATTCGTAGAATAGTAGAAAAAGTTACAAGTTCTGGTGTAACTTTAGCAAAAGGTAATGATACAATTATAGCAGATACTTTAAATGTTTACGTAGATGGTAATGTTGATGGTTATGCAGCATCAAACTCTTTACCAAGTTATGATATTAAGTCTAATATAATTGAAGAAACATTAGTCGGTGGAACCGATGCAGGATTAGATGGATTTAGTAGTCTTAATGAAAGATATAGTTTTATTAATTTTCCTCTTTCAAGAAATATAAAATTTATTCAAGGTGA